TGGAACATTGCTTGTGAACTCGGCGCGATAACCATAGAGGTTATTCCAAGGATCGTTCAGAAGCATGACGCTATCGGTTGAACCAACGCGAGCGGTGTTAGCCAACTTAGCTTTCACTTTTGGATTTGATAACCAGCCAAGAGCGGCTTGATTAACAACGCCATTTGCTTGCTCAACAGTTTGCACCAGAGTTGTGATATCAGCCCAGGTTAGCGCATCAACGTCAGTACCAGCCGAAATATCGACATTGCCGACGCTGCCATTGTTCAAGATACCTGTGGGTTGACCAGAGGAACCAGAACCTTGGATAGCGTAGTATTCGATCTTATCGGCAATAGAGCGAAGAAGGTCGTCTTGCACGATTTGCTCGATTGATGGGATCGACTCAAGAGCCAACAAACGCGATACTTGAGCATATGCACCAAGTGTGCGTGGCTGAAGCGTTACAGCCGCATCTGTTGGAGACTGATCGGAAACATCAGCAGCTTCTTCAACAAATCCCGCTGCTGCACCCGTAGCTATCTTAGGGATGGAGATGCGGTTTGTTAAGCCACCCATGAAAGTTACACCAAGAGCGGCCATAACTTGCTTTGCGCGAAGAGCTTCGATGAAAAGATCACCACGCTGGATGGTTGGAACAAAGCTATCTGATACGTTTTCGCCAGTGATACCGCCAGTTGCAGCAGTTGTCATAACGCCAGCACGCCATGCAAAATCAGGAACATATACACCCTGAGATGCTTTGCCTGTGCGACGCTCGATTTCTTGGTGCATTTCGCGCTCGAAACCAGCTTCCGACCAATCGCCACGAACCTGTGCTTGAACCATACGGCCCAAAGAATACTGGCGCTTTTCTGCTGGCTTGGCTTCGACTGCTGCTGGATTTACATCAAGAGGCTTGCTCTCAAGTGCGTCCAACAACTCACCCCGGAATTGCTCGACAGAGATGCCGCGCTCCAGAGCTTTGTCACCAAGATCTGCTTTGTTGTGACGGCGAGCGAGTTTCATTATCTCGCTTGCGTTGCGATGAGCGACCTGAGCAGCCTCAGCCCGTACCTCATCGAGATTTACTTCATCAGCCATTTTGGCCTCCTTTACTTCGATGGTTTGGTTTAAGGGTTGCGGAGCCGACCGCCCTACCCCGACATTTTGACTTCTGTCAGCGGGTATTGAAACGATTGAAATCTCCATTGGAGTTGTCCGAACCCGATAGATCTCCTCGGAATCGTCTTTCTCCTCGATCCGCCCGTCAATACGATATCCGACTGAGATATTTTGCCGAATTCCGTCGAGCACGTCAGTAAACACTTCTGAAGAAAGTGACGATCTTCCGAACCTCACTGTAGCGCGAAGACGACGCGCACCTTCATCCAAGTCTACCGATTCCACAACGCCGATTTGTCGCTCCATATCATGATCGAGTAGGAGCGGCGCACGACCACTATTTAAAAATGAAAGATCCATTGATCCGGCGCGATGGTCGATTACTTCCATACCAAAGCTGCGCTCAACAGGCTCTTCACTAGAAACCCCAAGTCTGACAGTCCGGCGTTCTTCATCGATCACTCCAGGCTCAAAATGGAATGAACGCTGTTCGAGGTTGGATCGATCAAAGCGCTCTACCTCTTCCTCTTCACGCTCTACTGTCGCTGCTTCAAATTCTATTGGTTCCAATTCATGTTCCTCCAGCCATTCTCGCGCTTCGCCTTCGCTAAACACATCAGCATCAAATCGAACCGCTTGAAGCTCACTTTCACCCTCTTTTATTCCATAGATGAAATCTACGCCAGTGGCGGCATTCTCTCTAGCGAACTCATCGTATTGAGCCGGATCAGTTATTCGAGCGGCGTGTTCATTTGGATAAGGTCTTGCCTCTTCTTGCATATAACCTCGCTCCTCTTCATCTATGTTCTTCATGCGTTCAACGCGAGCATTTGCCCAGGATTGGCCAGAATTACCACCCCATAAAGCCCAAGCAATTCGCCCAGCACTGGGGTAGCCATCTTCACCAGGAGAATAACCTTCGCCCTGCTTATCAACTTCATGCCTAGCAAAATAGGAAGCCATTCGCTTCACTGTCTCTGGTGATAACTCTTGGCGATTCACTAATTGACGCGCTCTAGCAACGCCAACAGCAGTTCCACCTCGACCAAATTCAGATCGCCAATCTAGGCCACGTTGTGCCTCTTCAGCCATCGCCTCAGTTGGTTTGGTATCGATATCGATGCCTTTATACGTTGCCATCATCGCCCCCATCAGTCATGGCCGGAGCTTTAGGAGCGCCGAAAGGCTCGAAGGTCATATTTAAACCAAATTGAGCGGCAAGTTCCTTATCTCTGCTAATCTGGCTGAATGTTTCTTCAACATCTCTACCATAATGACCAGCAACATCTTGCATCGATAAAATTCCATTCTGCAGACCAACGACTGCAGCGTTCATCTCTTTGAGAGGATCGACCCAATTCCATCCACGGCCTCGGAACATTGCATTATCTGCAAACTTGTCGAGCTTGGTTGCTGGGATTGGAATGGCTCCAAAGTCCATCGCAGTTAGTAACCACTCTCTAAATACAGGCTCGACAAAATGCTCGATCATAAATTGTTGTAATGCACGATAGCCATCGCGCTCATCCAAAGCACCTTGTCGGATCGATGAGTAATTGACGCTCGATAGATCGTTCGATAGCGCTGCATAGCTAACACCAAGACCAGAGGCGATACCTCGAAGCATTGCTGACTCAAATTCACCGAAGCCAACATTAGGATGTTTAGGATCGAACATCTCGAGACCATACCCGGCAGGCAGAGCGTGCCAAGATCCAGGCTGGGTATCTATGACAGGCTCGTAGTTACCGTTCCCATAACTATCATCTCCGACATATTCATCACCGCCCGGCGAAGTTATGATACCCATCTTCGATGCACTAATTCTAGCAGCAATCAATTCGGCTTCTCTAAATGCCATCAGTTGTTTCATCGCTGACAATGCTGGTGTCATAAATGGCTCGCCGCGTGTTTGATGCGATCTACTTGGCATATAAATGTGAAGGATTTCTTCAGCCGGGACTCGAACATGACGCTGCTGGTGGTTGGTGAAATAACGATCACCAGGATGAGCGGTTAGCACCCAATAAGCGACGATCCGATGAGAGCGGTTCATTTCCACACCCATCCGAATATGACCACCATTGTCGAGCGTTTCGTTCTTCTTTTCGTCGATCAAATCCGCTTCGAGAAGCTGTAACGCAAAACCATCACGATATTGCTTGCCTCGAACCTTACGAACAAAGCACTCGCCATCTCTGGCCATCGTTTCGATAACGTGACGCTGTAGATCGAGCCATGACATTTTTCCATCGATGGTTGGGTTTCCTAATCTACCCCAAGCACGAAAAGCGTTCTCTATGATTGTATTGCCAGCTTGATCTAGCGAACCATCAGAATTACGAGCCTTAACTTGCAGATGAAAACCTCGATCACCAACCACGTTAGTCTTTAGAAGTTGCATATAGCGTCGAGCATATTCGTTATCGCGTACTAATTCTCGACTGCGATTACGTAGTGTTTCTAATGTGAATCTTAATTCACTATCGGCACTGTTGCTCGATCCACCAAAATCACCAAAAAGCCGACCACCTCTAGCTCCGGCATATGAACGTCTTCTTAGCTTTGTCTCTTCTTTTCGGCGAAACCGATCCCAAAAGGCCATATCTAAAACCTCGCCACGATTGTTGCGCCAGTTGGCAAGCCTCGACGAATGCGCTCTTTGCGCCGCTCCATCAATAATTCGCGCTTGTAATAATCACGCCACTGGACAAGCTCTGTTGGAGCCATCTTCGACAGTGATCGACCATTGATCGAATAGCTTAAAACATCAGCATCAGCCCGACCTTGCAGAACTGTCTCAATCTTATCGAGCATAATCTCTGCATGGCTTCGAGGGTCGCTTTGATTGACATCGAGATCAACGATTGCAGTAAAGTCGCCTCGATCAATTACTATCCGCTCGCTATCGCTATCTCTAACGATCTCAAGTTGCCAATGATAATAGCCTGGA